ATTTGACTTCATAATGAGAAGTTTGTGCAACATTAGTCAGGAGTGATTTTACTTCAGATATTTTCTTTGGTCTTGGCACTCTAAATACCTTATATGGTTTTTATTATTAAGTATTTAGATGGCATATCAAAAGTTTTGGAACAGCGATACTATTTCACATACTTTGAATGTCCCTTCTTCTGGGGATTTGTGGATTGATACTTCTAAAGATGAAGAGTGGGATTGCTATAATAATGCTGCCCGTGCTCGTATGAGCAATACTACGGCAATGTATTGGAACAATCTTTCTAATGAAGAAAGAGTAGAGAGACTTGAAAATCACGGAATGACTGGAAAAAAACACTCCAGAGAAACCCGTAAAAAAATGTCTAAATCTGCTATAAAGACTAAACCCAAACTCCACAAGGGAGGAACAATTATAACACCAAACGGCAAAAAAGTCAAATTTTCCTGTCTCTCACACTTCTGCAAAGAACATAATCTATCAAGCGGGCACGTCAGTGAGTTGATGAGTGGTAAGAGAAATAGTGTAAAGGGGTGGACTCGTGGCTAATCATTATAATAAGAGTAAGTATAAACCATCATATCCAGAGAAGTATAAAGGAGACCCCACCAATATTATCTGTCGGTCATCTTGGGAACGCAAGTTTTGTATTTACTGTGATAAGAATGAAAATATTTTGGAGTGGGGCAGTGAAGAAATTGCACTTCCTTATCGCTCTCCTCTCGACAATAAAATTCATCGATATTTTCCCGACTTTTATGTCAAAGTTCGAGAAACTAATGGTTCCATTAAAAAAATGCTAATTGAAATTAAACCAAAAAAACAATGTGTTGAACCAAAAGTTCAGAAGAAAAAAACTAAGGGTTATATTTACGAAGTTAAAGAATATGTAAGAAATCAGGCAAAATGGGAAGCTGCTAAGGAGTTTTGTGAAGACCGTCAATGGGAGTTTAAGGTTATTACCGAAGATCAATTAGGAATTTAAAAATGCCCAGAAAGACATTAAAGGAAAGGCAACAATCTATTGGGATAAAAAGTTCAAGTCGAGTAAATAATATTGTTGCAAGATTAATAGGAAAAGAAAACTCCAGAGACTTAATGGATGAAATACTTTCAGTTTTAACAGAAACTGCAGATATTCCAGAAATTGGCAGCATTTACACTTTTGTATATTCTCCCAAGACACCAAATATTCAATATGACCAACATCCATTGGTTTTAGTAACTGATATTTTTTCTTGGGGATTTAAAGGCAGTAACTTTCATTGGGGAAACCCACCTAGATCCATGAGGCAATATACATTTGATGAAGTTCAAAGTCCCTTACATTTTGTAAGAAGAAATGAGTTGGAGGACATGAGAACCATTCCATATCAATCCTTTAAACTAAATACTTAAAAAAGATAAATGTCAAATCTTCGCTATCCATTAAGAAAGCTAGACTCTGCTGAAGATTATTTACAAATTGATATTTTAAAGTACGATCCTCCTGGTTTAGGTTCTAAAAATAAAAACAGTCTTGCACTTACAAGTTCTGACGATACTTATAAGGATCTATTAAATGGTTCTGATAGTGTTCAGAAAATTGTAAGTAGTATTATCCTCCCAATTCCTGAGGGTATTGGTGATAATATGACGGTAAGTTGGGGTGCCGGTGAAATTAATCCTCTTCAAGCTGTATTACTTCCAATAGCACAGAATACAATTCAAAGTAAAAACGGTTTTAAAGGATTTTATAATTCAATTGTGGATCAGGGAGGAAAAGTTCTTAATGCAGCAGCAAGTTCCACAGGTCAAAAAGCATTGCAAAGTGGTCTTGCCGCTGCTGCTGTCAATGCTCTTTTAGGTAGTGGAAATATAAATCAATCTCTTTCAAGGGCAACCGGAGCAATCTTTAATCCAAATATTGAACTCTTATTTACAAGTGTAAATCTTCGTGGACCTTTTACATTCTCATTTGATATGATTCCAAGATTCCAAAAAGAATCTGATGAAGTAAAAAATATTATTAGACTATTTAAAGCAGCAATGGCGCCAAGGAGAGAAGTAGGTTCTAAGGTTACTGGAGTTTTTATTAAATCACCAAATGTTTTCCGTCTTCGTTATATGAATGGTGGTCGTATTCATCCATATTTGAATCGTTTTAAAATATGTGCTCTCAATGGAATGAATGTTGATTACACTGGATCTGGAACATATGCAACTTACTCAGATTCAACTCCGGTTCATATGAGAATGAATTTAGTTTTCCAAGAACTTACTCCAATCTTCCATGAAGATTATTATGAAGGTCAAGGTAAAGGAGGAACAGGTTACTAATGTCTTACTTCAGAGAACTTCCAAATTTAGAATATCAATCGTTCTTATCGGATAGTAAATCTTCCGATCAATACTTACTTGTTAAAAATTTATTTCGTAGAGTTAAACTTCGTGATGACTTAAAAAATATTTTTACAATATTTGATCGTTATGAAATACCAGATGGATCAAGACCAGAATTAGTTGCAAATGAACTTTATGGAAATGAAGAATATGACTGGGTTATTTTAGTTTGTGCGGGAATTACAAGAATTCGTGATCAATGGCCTCTTTCAGATAGAGATATATATGAACATGCATTAGGAATTTATGGAGATGACTTAAATGCAATTCATCACTATGAAACCACAGAAGTTAAAGACTCTGAAGATAGATTGATTATGCCTTCGGGTAAAGTAGTTGACTCCAATTTTACCATACCAAAACCAGGAGAACCAAAAGTTACTATTAATCCAGTAATAGGAATTTCTAATTATGAATATGAAGTAAGAAAAAATAATGAAAAACGTGGAATTTATGTCTTAAAACCAGTATACCTTCAGCAAGTATTGAATGACATAAGAAAAGCGATGACCTATAGTAGATCATCGCAATATGTCAATAATAACTTAATTAAGACAGAGAATACTAGAGCAATTAGTTATTAATCAATCTTCGGCAAGTCGTGCAAAGTAAGACATTGCATCATCGTCCTCATCTTCAGTCATTTTAGAAGAACTCAGACTATCAAGTTCATCTTTGAGTGATTGGGGAACAGAAGGTGCTACATCTCCACGATTCTGCTGACGAAACTCTTCTTCTTCCTCAATAGTTTCTTGATCTTGGAAACGAGGAGTGCCCTTGTTACCAAGCACATAGTCAAGACGCTTCTTCAAGTCATCATAAGACTTGAATTGGTCAGGAGCAACAAAGTCTTGGAGAGAATATTCTTTCTTCCAAATCGCTTCCATTGCATCGTCATCATCAAGCAGTGCTTCTTGACGGGCAAACTCTGAAGAGTCATAGTTACGATAACCAGCAACGTTCTTTGCCTTCAGTTTGAAGTTAGCACCTTGCCAGAAGTCAAAGGGATCGATTGCTTCTTCATCCTCAAACTCAGGTTGCATTGCGGCAGTGATCTTGTCAAAGATCTTCTTACCGAACTTATACAGGAAGACTTTACCTTCGTTCTCCGGATTGGCAGGATCTTTCACCACATAGATGTTGCTGATGTAGGTGAGTTTACGCTTTTGCTTACGTGCCTGATCTTTGCCAGCATCGGTACCGTTGTTCCACAGCATCGTGTTGTATTCAGACACAGGATCTTTCTGATTCATGGTGGTGAGAGAGTTCTCAATATACCAACCACCAGGACCTTGAAATGCGTGTGAATAGAGTTTCACAAACGGCAGATCTTCGCCGTTAGGAGCAGGAAGGAAACGGATTACGGCATAACCATTACCGCTCTTATCGCATTCGAGTTTCCACAGACGCTCATCACCTGAAGCGTTTGCATTACTCATTTTTTCGACTTCTTTGACCAGTTTGGCGGTCAGAGAGCCCAGTTTGGATTGCTTTTTAAGATCAGCAAAAGACATTCGGATTACCTCGGATTTTTTGGATTTGTCGGGTTTGTTGGATCGACTTGGATAGTATAACAGCGTTGCCCTCAGGTGTCAAGACTTTCTCTGAGAGAATCAATGGTCGCACCAAAAGTATTAAACAGATAGTTCATGTCAGTGTCTGGGGAAAATCCCATAAGTGTCATGGATTTTTGAAGATTTTTCTTCATCTCTAATGCTTTTGGATCGTCTGATAATGACAGACGAGCATACATAACTTTTTGTTTTTCTAATAATGTAGATAGTTTATCAACATGCTCCACTTGTTCAGTTTTACTCATATGAGGAAATTTCATAATATTGAGATAGATTTCCTCTTGAAGTTTATTAATCTCACGGAGTTCTTCCATGACGATTTCTGACTCGAAAAAATCACTCATCTACAATCTGCCTCAAAATCTTTTTGTAACGGAACATATCAATATTTAGGAATGGATTATATTTTTGAATTTTTAAACTTACGGTTTCCCACACAGGGTCTAGCAGTTTTTTATCAAATCTTTCTCTAAAACAAAATATCTTTTCACAGATTGATAAAGTCTCAATGGATATTTCTCCACCAAGGAACTTTTTGAGTATCGGTGGATGTCCGTTGGAACAATTGAAAGCATCCTCTAATTTGTTTTCCGAGAAGAATTCTTGCATTTGTTCTCTGTACAAGTAACTCAAACTCTGCTGTCGTTTCATCCACTCGGCGTAGTTTCTTTCGCCAGAATTGATAATTTCTCCAATCCATAAGTTTTCTGGGTTAGTAGAGGCAACAAAATTAGATACTAAAAAATCTACGATTTCTTTATCAGAATACTTACGAGAAGTCTTCTCAAACCAGTACTTATCCTTTCTTTTATTAAAGGATGTCATACTGGCACGGGTTTTTGCTCCGTACTTAAAGAAATCGTATTTTGGATTTGTAAAATGATTTTTGAGTGACAAATAATGTTGATAGGTATCAAATGGGGTCACAATCATAGAGGAAGTTTTGCTCTTGAAGTTTTTTTCATAAAATTAAGTTGAGTCGCATCCCACTTCAATTTTTCTTTGAGTGGTTTTGATACTAACTTAGTAACCGATTCTACCTCAATCTGATTGATTTCGCAATAGTGGCAAATAGCATCAATATAATTGAGTTTTTCTTCGGCAACGATTTTTTCAATCTCTAGGGCAAACCTAGACGGCGTTAGAAACTTCTTCTCTATCGCTTGTTCCAGTTCCTTGTTTGGTTCCATATTGTTCCAGTTTATCTCCAACAAACTTTCTAATATATTTGTCGAGGAGTTTGATGTACTTTGCTTTGTCTCTTTGTTCATAAACGACGCATTCTCCATTTTCACATGCCATGATGATCACAAGTTTTTTGACCATAATACCGGTCATTTCGTAAAGCATACATCCATATGCCATACACTGAACGAAATAGTGTTCGATCCAGTCTTCTGGTTTTGGTTTCGCAGATGTCTTAAAGTCGATTATCGCTAACTCACCATTATATTCGGCAATACAATCAACAGTCCCAGCAATACCAAGTTCCTTACTATATAGGGAACTTTCTAAAGCATGAATATTATTTATATTATTAAGTGTTGATTTAGAGATTTTAAAAAGAAAATCTGAAATCGGTTGAACTTTTGGTAAATCCTCATTTTTAAGATGATGCTCAACAAGAGTGTGCATATCAGTACCACGACTTGTAGCAGCCTTGGTAATCCGATTTGCCTCTTCTTCACCAACTTTTTTGCGCCATTTTACAAAGATTTCCTTATTAAAATGACTGGTCACCGATGTAATCGAGACCAGTCGAATAAGATCTTCTTGATTTGGTACTTTATAATAACGAACTCCATCAATAGTTTCTCTGTCGAGAGATGGAAGATTCAAATCAATATGATTAAACATTAAAAACCTGCATCAATTTTTGCTGTAAGATATTCTTTGACAAGACCGGAACGAACAATATCTTCGATTCCAAATTCAATTATATCAAATGATGGCATTTTACGCAAGATGTTCATAAAGTCAACAATACCATTTCTTTCATTTGATTTCGTCAAGTCCGACTGACTTGCGTCTCCACAGAAACAAATTTTGGTATTTTCCCCAACACGAGTAATAATAGAATCCAACTCATGAAAATTCATGTTTTGAAATTCATCGACAATCAGAATGGCATTGTCAAGAGTAGTTCCACGAAGAAATGATGTACTCCAAAACTTAATGGTCTCTTGTGATTTTAGATTGCCATAAAGCATCTCAAAATCGGCATCAGATGGCATTTGGAACATATACTTCACCATATTCTTGTATGGAATTTGGTAAATATCTGCCTTATCATCATGATCTCCAGGAAGAAATCCAATTTCTCTGGTAGCAACCAGTGATCTTACAAGGTATACTTTTTCATATGGCGTGTGCTCTGAAAGAACATCCATCAGGGCATTATAAAGTGTAATGAATGTTTTACCTGTACCAGCACAACCATAGGCAACTAAATGTTTTCCTTCTTTATAAGAATTGAATAATGTTTTTTGATTTTCCGTAAGTGGATCAATATCCACCAAATATTCTTGGCTCAGAGGTTTTTTCCTCTTCATCTGCTTTGTCGTAAGTCCAACCCCAATTGGTTGCTCTGCAGATGCTCTTTTTCTTCTTGCCATGTTACCCCAATTTTTTTACAGTAGATCCAGGTGCTTTCTGTGCCTTTCCAAGCACATCATTCCATCCAGGATATTTTGTCTTAAGTTTATTTCTCCAATCTCCAACTTCTCCAGGAGAAGGGCATGTAGAAGGATCTGACCAGTCGCGTTGCCAATCAGGATTTTCTTCTTTCCATTGATCCCAAACAGTGTAACTCATTGTCACTTCTTTTTGTTCACCAGTTTGTTTATTTACAACAGGATATGTAGGCATTGTTATGAATTCAATACAAAAATATTTAGACCCACTCTAGCGCCTCAGCAACCGTAGGAAACTGTTCAGTAAAGACTTGCTTACAATCTAGGGCAAGTTTCATATGCTCCTTCTGAGTGCCATTACCAGTCCTCAGAGTGATATAATGGATCCATGAGCGACATGATCCTGTCATGTAGATTTTGGTAGGCGTTGCCAGAGGAAGCACCATACGAGCACATTCCTTTGCCACACCAAGATCAAGCATTTGACCATAGAGTGCCATAGCAGAATCAAATAATGTCTTTGTCTGACGCTCCAGTTTATCTACAGTTACTGGATCGAGATCATCAATCGAATTTTGACGATTTTTTACATCTTGACGACGATATTCTGGAATAGGAATCTCTTCACCAAGAAGAGTTGAATCCGCATAGCGTTGTGAAAATTCTTGATATGTAAAGGATCTATGGCGCAGCACTTGAGCTGCGATTGCACGGGAACACTTGAGTTCCAGTGTCATATAACTCTGCTCAAATACAGACCAGTGATTGTGCTTGATACAATACTTCAACAATCCAGAAAAATTCTCATTGTCTTGGTTGTTTGGATTTGACACACGGGCAATATATGCCATGGTCTTTTCGGCATCAGGAGTGATACTTACCAGTTTTGCGTTCATTTCTTAAATCCTTTTGATGTTTCTAGTTTAATTCTATCAAGTTCTTCTTCTACCGAACGAATATTTCTTTTCATCTCTATAATTTGTTCTTCGGTATAAAGATGCTCCTGTTTCAACATTCTTTTCAGGAGTTTTAAAAGTTTAGTTGCTCTATCAGTCATCGTCGTCCTCAAAAACTTCGTCGTAACTTACATAAGGATCGACTTGACTTTCATATTTATATGCGTCAACATCGGACAAAATTTCTGCTTTTAGTGAGTCTACCAATAGTTCTAGGTTTCGAACAATCAATTTAAGTCTTTCTCTATCCATAAAAAGGTCCTTACTCCACATATTTTAGACAAAAAAAGGGGGGAAGTCAACCCCCCCCTCCAAGATCATTTTTGAATTTTACTAAGAAGTAAAACTTCTCCGTAAATTAGACTAATGAATGCTATCATACCCAAAGAACTAAGTCCTAAGAGTTGAAAGATCATTCCTCTCCTCCTACAATTATTACCTGTTTATCATGCTTAATACCACGATAAATTTCACTAAACCAACGCTTTTGTTGGTTTGCGTGTTGCTTTTCACGACGCTCTACGGTGTCGTATGTTACACCACGATAAACTACCTTTGCCATGATTTTACTCCTAAAGAAATGGAAAGTTAACCTTCTCTGCTTATGCAGGATCCGTATTCCCGTTCCTTCAGTCGTTTGCGTCCCAGTTACAAAAATCTCTTACTGTTACAGCGTCCTTAATCGTTTCTACAAGCTCAACCTTTACGGCATCAGGTAGATCCGAATGATCTCTGATAGAGGAAATTAATTCTCTTGCCTCAGAGCAATTTAAGGTTGTATAAAGTAATAATTCAAACATGGGATGAACGCTCCGTTCCGCGACTTACTTGCGTCGGGTTTCCCCGATGAACGATAAGTGTATTATATACCCTTCTCTCTATATAGTCAAATAGTTTTGTATAATATAATACATTTTATAAAAACCTTAGAGAGCAAATTTTTACCGGGATTTTTTTCCGCCGATTTTGGGAATCACTTTCGCTTTTTGGTTTCGGGTGCCTTATTGCCCCAGAGTTTTGGATTGACTGTGCCGTATCCATACTCAATGTTTTGTACTGATAATGCACCATAAGTATCATAGTACATATCAAACAAACTTACCTGACTCTTACAACGAGTCAGGTCCATATAAGTTTCTCCATCAACAACATATGTAATCAAATACGCATCATTTGGGAGAGTCTTATCGTTTGCCAGTTGACGTGTGGTTTTTTCTTGCAGAACCTCACATCCATACTTTGGACCTAATGGTTTGATGCTAGGTTGTTCCATAGTTTTTTCTTTTCTCTTTGGCGGATCTGCCAGTTTATTTGCCATTACGAACGACCTCCCCATTTAATATCAGGATATGCTTCTGCAACAATTTCTTTGGTGATTTTATACTTATCGGAAAGTTTTTTATCTTTTACTAATACAATAATCTCTGCTTCAAGTGGATGAAGACCTTCAAGAATATTGATAAACATCGTTTCACGACGAATATTATTCATCGCATCATTTCCACCTTTGATGAAATGATAAAAGTTCTTAAATTCTCTTCGAATTGTGGTGTGTCCCTGCTTATCACTGGTTCCCAAGGAAAAAGATCCGGTTTCATGCATCTTACGAACTTCTTCACTAATTTTAGTTGTAAGTGTTCCACTATAAGTGTTCTGCTCATCATATCCAGAATAAGGAACTTCACCTTGAGGAAGAACAGAAATTATGGATTCATCAAAGTTCCAGATAAAAATAGCTTTTAATGAAGGATGTTCATACTTTTTAAGAACCTCTACTTTTTTTGCATTTGATCTCTGTCTCGAAACAAGATCCAAAATTTCAAAGGCAAGTGCATTAGTCGGAAGTTCTTGAATAGAACTTGGTTTTTTTGCCGTTGTCGTCTTAGTCGTCGTAGTCTTCTTCTTCGGTGCTGTTGTCATGATAGTTTTCAAAATTAAATGCGATTACTTCATCAGGTATTAAATTCCCTTGGTTGTCAAACATTTCGGGATGAGGTCTAGGTACTTCCCGATAATTCATCATATATTCTCGTGCAGTCCATCCAATCACCACTCCCATTATGAGAAACAAAATTGTCAAAAACGAACCAAAAACTAAACTAACTGCTAACATTTTTCTTTCTCCGGGAAACTAAA